CCGTTTGAACCCCCAGTTCCCCCAGTGGTGGCCTTGGCGGTTGATGCCGCGGTCCCGTTCCCGTTCTGGCCTGCCTCCAGGCTCTCCATCCGCCGGTTGAAGTTACGGAGGATCCGGTGCAGTTCGGGCAGGGCGTTCGAACTTGGGAGTTCCAGGCGGCCGGTCATTCAGGCACCCCCGCGCCGGGAAGGGGCTCCCAGAAGATTTCCACCCCGAGCAAGGTACCCTGTCAGATGAGCATGAAATCGAGGCCGTAGCCGGTCCCGAGACCCCGGGGAATGTTGAGCTTCCGGGGCATCCTTGGGGCCTGCTGGGCGCTTAGGAATCCCTTGGCGACCAGGCGTCGGTCCACCCAGACCATGAGGATCCCCTGGCCGTCCCCATCGATCTCCAGCGCCCGGTATTTCTTCCGGCTTCCGGGATCCGGGTCATTGTTCGGTCCCATCCGTATCACCAAAGGGATTTGAACCCCTTCGGGCGGGTTCAATTCAGCCAGGAAAGGTTTGTTAGCCCAAGCATCCCGGTTCTCCACGGCAAAGGAAAACCCACCCAGGACGTTATCCATCGAAAGCTGAACGGATTGAATTTCCTGGCTCAATGCATTGGTAAACATGGGTTTCCCTTGAAATTACGTGAAGGAATTGCCGCTGAGGGTGGCGGTGCTGTCCGCCGAAATGGCAGGGAGAGAATTGCCGGTCCCGGTGTTGTTGGACACCACGGTGCGCGGCGAGGAGGAGACCTCGATGGGGTGGCCGGCATTGTTGTCGATCTGGTTGCTGGTGAGGGTGTTGTCGGAAGTGTCGGAAAGGACCACGCCTCCCTGGTTGCTGCCCGCCACGTTGTCGTGAATTTTGTTGTTCGTGAGCGTCAGGAAGGACGCTCCGGCGTTGAAGAAAACGCCACCAACCTGGTAGTTCTCGCCACCGTTATGGTCGATTTCACAGGTGTCGATGGTGACGTGGTGAACCGATGCGTTGCTGGATCCACCCGCGATCCCGCCGCCTGCATTGTGGTGCACGCGGCATTGGATGAACTGGATCCCGGAACAGACCTGCCCGGTTCCGGACGGTTCGATATCCACTCCGCATCCTGGGTCAACCCCCTGGGTAAAGGCGAGTTCCGAGAACTGGGCCACTATGTTGCTGCCATGAACAACCGAGAGTGCTTGGCGTCGGTTGTAGGTGCTGGTCACATCGGAAAGCAGCACCCCGGAAGCGCCGTTGTAGGCGTAGAAACCATCGCAGCAGAACTTGGAAACTTTGGTCCCTAGAACAATCTGGTTCGAGGCGCCCCCGGACCCATTGAACCCAACACCCATGGAACTCGACCCAACCCCGTCTGAAAGGTTTCGGGCGTCCCGATCGCCAACGATTTGACCACCGACGATTGCCGAATTGGAACCTGCCATTCGCACAACTTTTGATTCTGCGGAGTCGCTCTGAGTGGTGCTCTGCAGAATGACATCCGGGTCCATCAGCAGGGTGGCGCCGACCGGAATGTCCAGACCATAGGTTCCATTGGCGGACGGGTTGACCATGTAGGTGTGGTTGGTCCCTCCGGGCAGATAGCAGATGCCATTGCCAGAGGCGGCCAGGGCCGAGTTGATGGCGGCCGTGTCGTTGGTGGATCCGTTTCCGGTCGCTCCATAGGAAGCGTGGGCGTTGACCCTGGCATCCGAGGGCACGGTCAGGATCCGCACGGTGGCAGTATCCGTCCCCGAATCTGCAGTAATGGTGCGCAGGGTGGGAGCACTTGTGGTTGGGGCGGTATAGACCCCATTGGCAATGGTGCCAACCGTTGAATTGCCACCCACGATGCCGTCCACGCTCCAGGTGGAAACCGTGGTATCAGCGGTGAAGGTCACCTGCCCGCCGGACCCAACGGCGGTTGGAGTGGCTGGGGTCATTGCGAAGGTGCCCCCAGAGGGGGGAGAGGGAGGGGGAGGGGAAGGGGGGGTGGGGTCAGTCTCTCCATCAACCGGGCTGATGATCACGACCGTGGTTCCTGGATAGATGATCTCCACCGTCTCGCTGTCCGTTCCGGAAGTGCTGATTGGCGTGCATACGGCCGTTACCGTGGCGAGGTGTGCACCGCTGGTTTCCCACGACTTGGTGACACTGGTTCCGGTCGTGGTGGTTCCATCATCAAAAACCCAGGTGCAGACGTGATCCCCGGATGAGAAACCGGGAGTGGAGGGCACACAGGTGTAGGTGATCGGTTCCCGCGACTGGTAATTGCCACCATCCGGGCTCGTTATGGTCACGGTCGTGATCAGACCGACCGGGTTTGGAAGGAGCAGGAACGCCCGGTCCCTTTCCGTCACATGGGCGGCCATGGGGCGCATGCCGAGGAAATTGGTTGGATAGCCCTGCCGGGTGCAATCCACGACCACCGTCCCGTGGTACCCGAAATTCCCACCCACGTAGAACAGGTAATACTTCCCGCGCCAGTAGAAGCTCCGGGCTTCCTCGATGATCCCGGGCATCGGCAGGGTGAAATCGATCTTCCGCTCCATCTGGTCCGGGGTGGCGGACGGGAGTTCCCGGGTGAGTTTCGCCCAGGCGGCGGACCGGCGGGTGGGGATCCACCAGTATGGCCATTGGTCATCCACTCCGCTCGAAGATGGGCCTGTGAAAAGGTCGGGAGCGATCTTGCCATCCGAGATGGATACAGAGTCGTTCAACTGCGCTTGGAACGCCATGAGGCCCCGGGCGGACAGGTAGACCAGCCCCGCGGCGGTGGTCCTCGGGGAAAACGGGGCAATGCAGCCGTCCCGGGCCAGGGTCTGGGAGATGGAGAGGTTCGCCGGGTCGAAGCCATCCGCCCGCCAGATGCCATCGGTGCACAGGATGATCATGCTGCCGGCGTAGGACACCAGCGCCACCGGTTGGCCCGGGAAGGTCTTGGTGAAGGCAATCGGCGCGGCGTCGGGCCGGTTGATCGGGCTCCAGCCCACGGTGCGCCCGTCGATGTACCAGAGGCAGTTGTTGTGCAGGGTATGCCGGGTCGCGGTGGACGGCGGCGGCCGGAACTCCACCAGGACGCTCCCCTCGGGGGTGCTGGCCGAGTAGGAGGATGGGCAAGTCCCGCCGAGGGCGGAAACCGGCTTGGCGTCTGTCGCCTCCACCTTTTCGATGGGGTAGGTTCCCACCAGGAGGGCATCGGCGCCCACCGACCCGCGCCGGCAGTATAGGGCCCATTGGGTCACGTAGCGGAAGGCAGGCCCGGGGATGGTAAGGGTTTTCCCGGTGCCAGAATCGTCCTGCTCGAGGAGCACGTCCATGTAGAAATGGTTCGCGTCATCTTCCTCATAAACGGTGTAGAGCCCGGAGAGCTCCTTCCATGCCGTGTTGGCGCTGAGGAGGTCGCCCTTCTTCAGCCCATGCCCGGCATAGGTGACGAGGGCCTGGACGGTGGTGGCGATGGTCCCGAGCTTCGCCGGGGCGGCGGCAGCCAGGGTGGTATCGAAGATCAGCCCGCTATCCGCCGGGGCGTGGAAGGCCCGGGTCCGGGTCGTGTTCGCGGTCGGGACTGGTCTGGCGGCATTGCCGGCCGCGGTGTTGTCGAACTCCAGGAAAAGGACATCGGGCTTCAGGGTGGCAATCCATAACCCATCCAGGTAGACATGGAATCCATCCACATCCCCCTGGTTGTAGCCGATCCGGACGATGGCGGTCTTACCGCCGGCCGCGGTCAAGGTGGCGTCCGCCGAAGGAAGGGTTTCAGCTGGGGCGGCCCCGTAGCAATTCCCCCAGCTGGCGCCGCGGAAGGCCGTCACCTTGACATGCAGGACGGTCCCAACCGTCCACCCGTTCGCGCTGGTGTCCCCGTCGATCAGCGCCGAGATCGTCGGGGAAGCGAGATCGGTGTTGAATGTCTTGATGAGGTAGACCTGTTTCCGGGTGTGCGCGTCCAGGCCGGTGTGCTTGGTGATGATCCCGATCCGGGCCCCGGTGGCAAGTCCATGCGCGGTTTCCGTGGTGTACACCGTGCGGTTGCTGCCCAGGCGGGTATAGGCCCCCGAGAGGTTCAACTGCGTGGCCGTTTTGGCGACAGTGGCACCGGTCCAGGTCGTGCTCCCCACGAACCCGCCCTCGAAGTTGGGGAACCGAGTGATCAGGCGGGCCTTGGGCGTCTCTATGGGACCGAAGACCGGGCTGGGCCCGCTCTCGTCCAGGTGCCCGTTCACGGTCCTCAGGAAGGTGTAAAAGTAGTAGAAGTTATCGAGGGTGTCCAAAGTGTTGGCGTACTGCCCGGTGGGGCTCATGGCGCCGGAGTCCTGCCAGCTGGTGTCATTCGGACCGATCTCGTCCAGGATTTGTTCCTGCCCGGCCGTGCGCCCGTAGATGACCACCGAAACGATCCCGTCCAGGGTCGGGGTGGACCAGGTGAGGGTGGTGGAATCCTGGTTCACCACGGTCACGGAAACCGGGGCGCAGGCCGGAAGCAGGCCATCCTTTGTCCGATACCCGACCCGGTAGGTGACGGTCCCGGCCGTGAGGCCGGTGGTGTTGTTCGCGTCCACCACCGTGATCCCGCCCCCCCCCGAGGTGACCGCGACGGTGAGGCCCATCGGCATCACGCTGTCCGTTTCCGTCACCTTCGGTGCGGTGACCGGGACGATGGTTCCCAGTTGGGCCTCGGTCCCGTCGATGATCTTCATGGGGATCTTGCCGTCCTCCTTGTAATAGAGGCGTTCCTGATTGCCGACGAACTCCCCGGCCCAGTCCCGGCGCTTGGGCGAGAACCACCAGCGACCGCGGTATTCGAAAATCCCCTGGATGTCCTGGTTAACCTCCTGGCGGAAAACCGGTGCATGGTAGGACTTCAAGGCGAAAGAGCGGATATCGGCGTTGTCCACCACCACGGCGAAGCCATTCCCCAGGATGCGGGGATCCACTTCGGCGTTCACACCCTTGGTGAAATCCATGCGCATGCTTCTCACGGCTACCTCTTGCAGATGATCAGGTAGTTGGCGGAACCATCGTGCTCGCCCCAGTGGGTGCCTACCGTCTTGCAGGTGACGGTGAGGTTGGCGTCCACGCTCACGGTCCAGACATAGGTGTTGGCCTCGGCGCCATCGTTCATGGCCATGGATGAAACGCTGACCACGACGCCAACCACTTCGGAAAGTTGGGCCCGGGAGCCGTCGCCGTACTTGGGAAGCGGGATCGCGCCGCCATGCGGGATCGCATTTGCGCCGTTCCCGTACCCGATGGCCAGGTTGTTTCCAATCGAGATGGTGGTTTCCGATCCGGAGAACTGCCCCCCAATGAAGTCCTCCAGTGTGGTTTGGAGGTCTGAAAGCTGTTCCGTGGTCCAGGTCTTGGTGGCCACTTCCTCCCCCGCCACCTGGACGGTGCCGGTGAAGTCCGGGGAGTCGAGGGGGGCGAGGCCATGGGCGCCGAGGAGCGGGCCCAACATGGTGTCCCCTTGGATATCGACCATTCCCATGTTCGGGACGGTCCACTGGCCGATGAGGTTCCAGGTTCCATCCGGCTTCCGGATGACGGCATTCCCATCGTCCTTGAGCCAGGTGGTTCCCGGCGCCATGTCCGTGGGCTCATCAGCCCCTTGATACGTTTTGACTTCCGCCATTTCCTGCTCCTACGGGCTTTGCAACCCCGATCAAGGTGTAAAAGTCGGACAGGGCACGGTTCGCGCCGGCAGGGGTCTTCTGGTCTCCGTCCTTTGACAGGAGGAGGTAGAGGGCGGCCAGGGCAAGGTGCGGCTGGTGAACGTCCGGAATCCTGGAGTCCGGGGAATCGGTTGCGATGACCGCCATGGGGGTGGGCCCGGCCAGGTACCCGACCGTGAAGGGCGTCGAGGGGGCGATGGGGGAAGTGATGGTGTGGTCCCCGTCGAAATCCATCCAGCGGGCCGGGGGCCCGGTGCGAGTGCGCCACTTGGGATCGCGGATGTCTTCTTCCTGGAGGGTGGTTCGGTCGAGGGCCGGCATCGGGTTCTCCTTCAGGTGAGCGGAACGTCCGCGGAAGCGGTTGCTTCTGCGCCGTTCAGCCCGACCGAAACACCCACGGTGAGCACGGCGCCGACCTTGGCGATGGCCGCGACCTGGACCGCCCGGGTTCCTTGGCCAGAAATGACCTGGCCGCCGGCCGCCGTCCAGAAGAAGGTGGCTCCGGTCTGGGCCGGGACCGAGGCGGCGATGGTGGACCCGTTGGCTGCGGTGCTGGGAATGGTGAGGGTCGCGTTAGGCTGAACCAGGGCCGTATCGGCGCTGCGGATCGAGATAACTTCGATGTGGCCGGCCGGGTTGGCGATCTTCCCATCACTTCCGGCCGTGACGTTCGAAGCCTCGGTGTAGGTGCACTGGGTCGCCTCGGCATAGCGGTCCTGGGCCCAGTTGAGGGCCTGGATGATCTCCGGGTCCTCGAAGGTGAGGGAGTTCGCTTCGTAGGATGGATCTCCCGCCAGGGCCCGGGTGAGTTCCAGGAGGCTTTTCAAGGTCGTTGCCATGGCTACTCCTGGGGCAGGAATTCAAAGACGCTACGGGCCCCGCTCTCGCCGGTATCGGCCATTGCCCGAAGATCAGGGAGGCAGAGCCGGTATTGCTTCAGCGAGAGGAAGGAAGCGTCCAGATTCCTTTCCTTGCCGGCGAGGCGATAGACCAGGTAGTCCGCATAGGTGGTCAGGGCGTCTTCTGCGTCCGGCGGGAAGGGGAGTTGCTGGGGGGCGAACCGGGCCGGCGCCCAGGCGTAGGTGATCCTCAGGGGATAGTCGGCGTCGGCCGGATCCGGGAAGGACAGCACGGAGGACCGAAGGGCCCAACCCGCGGGGGACCGCCCGGTTAGGGCTGTGTCCGGGGCCAGGGTCTTGCCGTCAAGAAACACCTTGGCCGACTCCGCCACCCGGCGCCATTGAGCGTCGAGGGATGGATTCCGGAACTCCACCAGGTCAACCCGACACAGGTCCCGGCCCGGAGGAATGGGAATCGCCAGCGAGGAGGCCCCGCTGGCGAGAGTGGCAAGGGTGGTGCCCTTCAGGAGGTTGGTATCCCGGGCGAGTTTGATCGCGGACTCTTCCAGCGCGGCCATGCCCTGGCCCGCGCTGATGTCGGTCCGGAGCCCCACAACCTGATTCAACAAATCCCGCAAGTTGATCACTGAGGGCTCCTTGGGGTGCGGTTCCTACTTGGGGGAGACTTCCGGGTCCACTCCGCCGGCCAGGCCGTACTTCGCCACAACCTGCTCCTGCTGGGCCATGACCTGGGCAATCTGGTCGATGAAGGCCGAGCGATTCTGGCCATCGTCCTTGATGCCGTAGTAGTGGGCGATGACGGACACCTTCTCGCGGGACATGTTCAGCATTTCCTTGAGCTCGATCTTGGAAAGATCGGCGTTCTCGTCCTCTTCGGAGTAGAACGTCTCGCGGTGGATCTCGTAACTGGCGGGGTCACCCATGGCCGCTTCGACCTGGCGCTCCCAGTGCGAACCGTCCGCGAAGTCCCCGGGCCTCAGGACGCGGGGCCGGCCGGTGTTCAGGTCCTTGCACTTGAGGCAGATGATTTCCTTGATGATGGCGTTCTCGGCCATGGTCCCCTCCGGGGCAAGGGGGGAGGGACGGCCCTCCCCCCGGGTGGACTAGAAGTTGGCGCCCTGGAAAACCGGGAAGGCGACCCGCAACTTGCCCTTGGTGGGCAGGGTGGCGCCGGTCAGGACGTTCACCTTGGTGTCGGCCGTGAGGACCACCGGATGGCTGGTGGTCTGACCGAAGAAGGCGGAGGCGGCGACGGAGGGCCCGTTGATCTCGCCCAGGGTGTCGATCCCATGGCCGCTGATCATGACGATCGGGGTTCCGGTATCGTCCTGGATGGTGAGGTCGGTGGCGCCGGCCTGGCTGGCCAGGAGGGTTTCCGCCTGGCAGGGCAGCAGAACCATGCCCTTCTTCAGGGTGCCGATGGTGATGATGTCGTTGGCGGCGAGGGTGGGGTGGTCGATCTTCGCCTGCGCGAAGTCGAGTTCGAAGACGTTGACGCCCGCGTGGGCGCCGCCCTGCATCTGCTTGCCAGGCGCGGCCCCGTAGGTGTTGTCGAAAGTGGGCATTTGAAGCTCCGTGGGGAAAGGGTTGAAGGCGAGGTGATGCCAGCACCCCGAGGGGCCGAAGGACCCCCCGGGGCGGAACGGTCTAGATGGTCGGCCACTGGAGATTGATGCAGACCAGGCCCTCGGGCTTCACCACCTCGAAACCGTAGAGGCAGAGGCCGCGCACGATGTCGCCGGGCGCGTCGGGGTTGCGGAGGGTTTCCAGCTTGCGGTCCATCTGCATGGCCCAGGTGATGGCCATCTTGTGACCGATGAGGACCTGGGTCTTCCCACCGACCACGGCCAGCAGGTTGGTGAAGTAGGTCTTGATGCCGGCGAAGGCGTCCGAGGGCTTGCCGGTGAGGACGGTGGAGCGGGGCACGCCCATGTCCTGGGCCTTGGTCTGGGCCCCGGTGCCCATGAGGTAGAAGCCCTCGAAGGAGCACACGGACCAGAGGTCGGCGGGGTTCTCGATGTTGATCTTGTTCTTGCCGATCAGCATCAGGGCCTTCATGTAGGCCTGGAAGAACTGGTCCGCGGTGGGGTTGGTGAGGTCGAAGCTGATGCCGGCCTTGGAGTAGACGGTCTGGAGCAGGTCGGCGCTCATGAACTCGTCCATGTTCTTGGAGGCGCCGTCCGTGAAGTCGCTCTGCAGCTTCAGGTCGGTCTGCAGCTTTTCCACGTCCTCGAACTCCAGCGCGAAGCTGGCGGTCTTGTTGATGGAGAGCGGCAGGCTCTTGTACTTCGCCCGGTCCCGCTTCATGGGCTGGCCGGGGACGTACCGGCGGACGGGGATGTCCGGCACCTCGCGGATGTAGATGGTGTCGCCGGGGCCCTTGGCCTCGTTCTCCCAGTTGTTGTTGGTGATCTCGCGGAGGATGGTCCGCTCGTAGAGCTTCACGTTGAGCTTGGTGCTCCAGATGTCCGGCGTGGTCACGCCGGCATTGGTCTGGGCGCCGCTCACCCGCGCCAGGGCGGGAGTCTTGGCAAGAGCTTCGTTCGACATGGGAATGTCCTATGGGGTTGGCTATCGGCTGAGGGTGTCCAGTCGAGGGGCCAGTCCGAACCCGGCAGAGTTGGAGGCGGTTTCACCTGCATCGAGTTCCTGCCTCAGAGAGGCCAGTTGCTCGGGGGTGTAGTTGCCGCGGTCCACCGTGAGGCAGCGATTGATGAAGGTGAGTCGCTCACGGGTGAGGGGTTGGGGTTCTGGCCTTCCGCCTGGCGTTGCGCTGGTTGGAACCCTCCGCACGTCCACGACCATCTCCCCGGGGCTCGGGGGCGCCGGAGGGGCGGGCGGTGGCGTGGCCACGGCCTGGCTTCCCTGGTAGGCGTCGTAGATGGAGATCAGCTCATCCACCGGGTAGAGCCCGGGATTGGTGAGCTTGTCGACGATGGCTTGCTTGGCGTAGGAGGGCTGTCCCTCCACCCAGTTGACGAACTGCGGGGTCCTGATGATGTTCCCGGCCTGAGGGTGCTTGGCGTACAGGGAAGCGAGGTGGTTGCTCAGGTCGTTGGCCTGGGTCTGCCTCTCCACGTATTCCACGGCCGGCTTGACCTGCTGGAGGGCCGGCTGGATCGCCTTGTTGATCAGGGCTTGCAGCCCGGGGAGCATGTCTCCGTAGAGATCCATGAACTCCTTGAGCTTCGGGTCATCGGGATCGATGGGTTCTTGGGCGGGGGCGGGTGCCTGCGGGGCCTGGGCGTTGGGTGCCTGAGGCGGGGCCTGGGCCGAATTCTCTTGGATCCGGCGGGTCAGGTCTTGGTTCAGGCGCTCCAGTTCGGACACCTTGCGCTGAAGCGGGGCAATCATCCCGGCCTGACGGGTGTCGTAGAGCGACCGGAAGTGCTCCACTTGCCCCGCGAGGGCGGCGACCTGCTGCTTCAGGGTGGCGGTTTCGTCCGACGCAGGCTGCGGCGGGATGGGAGGGGGCTCGGTGCCACTCGGGGGGGGCAGGGCCGGGGCTGCTCCGTCCCCGGACGCGGGCGGTGGTTCCTGGCCGGGAACGACCTGCGCTTGGGGTTCGGGAGGAGCACCAGCGGGATCCTGGACCTGGAGCCCCAATTCAGGGTTGTCCAATCCCTCCAGGAACCGTTTCTGGTTCTCGATGATGGCGTTGGCCATGATGCCTCCGGCAATCGCCGGATGGATACCTCACAGGGAAATAAGCATCTGGCTATCGCAAACGATTACTCCCCGGCGCCGGATTGGTCAATGCCTTGTCTTTTCTGCATTTCGTCTTTTCGAAGTGCCAGAAAATACCGTGTTCCACGGATAATCCCCTGGCTATCCGCGACTTGATCACCCTTCGCGGACTCCAGACGTTCATGTTCCTTGTCGATTTGGCGATAGGCCAATTCTTCAACCAGGGATCCCAGGTACGGGTCCGCCAGGAGTCGGGAGGCCAGAAGTTCCTCCAGTTCCCCCGTCTCCAGGTGTTGCAGGTCCACCAGCGTCCTGGCTTGCATTGGCTCTCTCCAAAAGGGCCTGGTCGGCGGGGGTCATCTGGCCGGCGGCGGCGTTGACATTGGTTTTGTTACTGATGTTGATGGCGGTATTGATCTCGCTGGTGAGCATCCCGAGCTTGTCCAGGACCATCCGGAGCACCGGGCCCTGGATGGGGCTCCCTTCCGGGATCCGTTCCAGGACCTTGAGGGCCTGGTCCTTCGCGCTCATCTCGGGCTGGGTCGCATTCTGCTTGGCGGCATCCATCTGGGCCTGGGCCTGCATCACCGCCTGGTCGCGCTTCTCAACCTCGGCATCGCTGTACATCAGAGCTTCGTCCTTCAGCCCCATGACCCGGGCGGAGGCCTTGCCGAACCGTTCCCAGTTCACCCGCTTGGCGGTATCGGGGTTCTGCTGCATCACCTGGGCCCATTGGTTCATGCGCTGGGTCAGGATCTCGTCCGCCATGACCGATTCCACGCCCAGGGCCTCCACGTCGAAGTCGCCCTTGATTGAATCGTCGTTGGAGAACTGCATCTCCCAGAAGTAGAGGGATCGGATGAAAGGTTTGGTGAGCTCCTGATCCGCGTTCTTCTGCACCGAGCGGGTGCTGGTGTCGGCCCAGCCGCCCAGCATGGAGAGGCCTTCCGCGGTGCGGTGCCCGCCCGGGCCCATCTGCCCCTGGATGATGTCCGGGAGGCTGGTGGACTCCTGGATGTTGGCCCGGGCTATCTCCGCGATCATGCGCATGTGGGCCACGTTGTTGGGCGTAAAAGAGAACTGGACCGGCGGAATGGTCAGCCGCTCGGTGTCCTTCATCTCGTACATCTTCCCGGGGAAGAAGTCGCCCTTGTCATCCTTGCGCAGCCGTTCCCGGTCGAACCACCCGAACGGCAGGGCGGAGGCCGCCATGTTGTCCATCATGGCCCGATAGACGGTGTTGATGACCGCCTGCCAGTCCTCCATCATCCAGGCCACACCCTGGCCCCAGAGGTTTTTCGGAATCCTCTCGTAGGGCACCACGTAGAACGGAAGGCGCCGCGGTTTGAGCGGGGTGTGCCAGGCCCGCAGGACGTGGTTCCCGCAGACCCACACGTTGGCGATCACTACTTCCTTGTCATCCGGCGCCCGCTTCTGCCAGCTGAGGGTCCGCACGTCGAAGTAGGGCACCTTCTCGACCGTCCCGCCCCATCTCTTCAGGTCCTCAACCTTGATGTATCCCCACCATTCCAGGACCACATACTTGTCCGGCATGCCCATGCCGACCGCGTTGGCCTGGTTGTTGGAGGCGTACATCTGCAGTTCCCACGGCTCGGCCACCCAAGCACCGGTCTTGTCCGCCAGGGCGGCGAAAATCTCTTTCTGGTCGAACCCGGGGTTATCCACCAGGTCCGTCACCTCCCGGTGACCCATCACGTTGCGGACGATGGCATAGTCCAGTTTCTCCACCGTCCAGCCGCCGGGGCTCGGGTAGAAGTCCCAGGGGCTGATGTTCTCGGCCTCAGGCCGGTAGAGCTTCACGTCCGGGTTCACGTCCATGAACCCCCAGGCGCCCCCCTTTCGGATCCACCGGCCCGGCCGGCGCTCCTTGGTCAGGGGCCCGCGGTAGATCATGGTCCCGTAGATGGCCCAGTCCAGCAGCCCATGGTCATAACTGGCGTCCCAGCGCATCTCCACCAGATCATCCGCGATCCGGATCTTCATGGCCTCGGACCGGGCCTTCGCCAGATCCTTGACCTGCTGCATCAGCTGGTCCACGTTCATCTCGGCCTGGATCTCGGAGGCCAGGTCCTTGTTCTGCATGGACGCCAGGATGTCTTGCAGGGCGCTCCGAAGTTGGCTTGGAGAAAAGTCGATGACGTTGGGTTCGGGGGTCGGCTTGATGTCGTACTTGAAGCCGATGTCCTTGTGGCGGGCCACGGCCGCCGCCACCTTGGTCCGGGTGATCTTCATCGTCACCTTGGACCGAAGGCCCATGGCCGCTTCCGCCTTGGCCGGCGTGGCGTTGCCGCGGTAATTCGTGTGGCACTTGGTCCAGATGCCTTCCTGCTCCAGTTTCGACATCTTGGCGGTACTGAAGTTCGCCTGGACCATGGTGGCCAGGTAATTGGTCTGGACGTTCATGGGGGTGCCGACGATGGCGCCCTCCGGCGTCCCCATGGCATCCTCGGCTCCGCACGGGGGCTGTACCGAGGGGTC